CCTTTTATTATCATCATTAGTATATCTATTCCAGCTTTTAGAATCTTAGGTAATTGATCATATATAGCACTAGAAAATTCATTTATTATTCTAGGAACTTCTTGAATTAGCGTAGGCAGTGCATTTATTATACCCTCCACTAAAGCCAATATTATATCTATAGCAACACCTACTATTAATGGTAAATTTTCAATGATCATGTCACACATAGAAATTATTAAATTAACTATTGTAGGAATCAAAGTAGGTAAATTCTGTGCTATACCTTGCCCTAAAGCAATTATAGCTTGTAATCCAACCTCCAAGAGCATTGGTAATATTTCTATTATTCCATTTACTAGTGACATCGCTATTTCTAATGCTGCGTTTACCAATGAAGGCAATCCTGTTTGTATTCCACTGATTAAATTTTTAATCACTTCAATACCGCTATTTACTAACTGTGGTAAAACGCTATTTATTAATGAGGGCAATTCTTGTACTAAACCATTGAATAATTCTGTAATCCCATTTATAGCTATTTTCACCCTTGGCAATAAATTGCCACCAAAGGTTTCCAAGCTATAAATTAAATCATTTACTAATTCATCAAAATTTGCTTGGTCATTAGACATACCTGTTAACATATTAGTCCAAGCAGATTTTAGCATATTAAAACTACCTTCAATAGTAGTTGCTGCTTCTTCTGCAGTAGTCCCAGTAATTCCCATTTCAGTTTGAATTACATGGATAGCCTCAATTATATCGCTAAAATTGCTTATGTCATATTTGATCCCGCTTATCTTCTCAGCTTCAACCAAGAGCCTTTCCATTTCTGATTTAGTTCCGCCAAAACCCAACTTAAGATTATCCAACATTGTATAGTTTTGCTTAGCAAAACCTTGATAAGCATTTTGTATCATAGCAATGTCAGTTCCCATCTTGTTGGCATTGTCTGACATATCAAGAATAGCTTGGTGTCCTATTCTCGCGGCTTTTTCTGTATCTCCACCAAGCCCTTGTAATAAAGAAGCAGCGAATCCTGTAATAGTATTCATATATTCATTAGCACTCAACCCCGCTGATTTAAAAGCATTATCAGCATATCTTCGCACTAAATCACTACTGTCCTTGAACAGTGTTTCAACCCCACCTACAAGCTGTTCAAATTCAGCGTATTGTTTCACAGATAACCCTGAAAGTGTTGCTACAGCAGTACTAGCAGCGGCAACCAACCCTGCTATTGCAGTCGCTCCTGTTTTTGCTAAACTCCCTAATTTGCTACTTAAACCTTTTATATCTTTTTCGGCTCCAGTACTATCTACCTGGGTATCTATAATTATTCTTCCATCAGCCATTTTCTCACCTACTTTCTTTAAAGAATAAAAAAGCAGGCATTGGCTCACTACTCTAAGGTGTGGCTCTAAGCTCTGTCTTTAGAATTGTCTAATTTAATTATTTTCTTACATCTAATACATTTAATTTCCCCTTTGACATAATCGGCCTTTAACAACAACTGATTACAATAAGGGCATCTTATATTTTTTATAAAAATCACCTCTATAAAACAAAAAGCACCTACTTTTTCAGTAAGTGCTTTTTAATATGTTAAACTTTCCACGTATGTCCACAATTTTGACAAACGGCTTGGCTATGTGTTTTACTAGTTACCTTTTTAGGTTTAAATATTTTTATAATTAACCATGGTAAGGTTAAGAAAAACCACATAAATAATTCTAACCACCAACCAATAAATAACCAATAAAAAATACCATGTTTTTTATTTTTTACATGTGTAACTGCTTGAATATTTACATTTTCACTTCCACATTTAGAACATTTCATATTCACCCCTCCTCAGTATATACTATTATAATACTAAGTTGGGTAAAATTACAATAGCTTACTCAAATCTCCACCATTTAATAAAGCTTTTTCAATTTCTTTTAGCTTTTCCTCTTCATCTTTACTAACTTGTGTTGGAATTTTATACAAATCTTTCATCCTCTTATAATAAGCCTTTTGTTCCTTATCCTTAATTTTACTTATATCCATACTTCTATATCCCATTATTTTAACTATTTCATTATCTTCTTTTAAAGACTTAAACATGGCCTTAAACTTCCACCAATGCAAATAGTCAATATCTTGCAAATCAATTCCATATTGGTCCATAAATGCAGCGTAGATATAATCATCATCATGTTCAAAACTGTAAATTTGAGTGACGCTCTTACCTTTACCATTTCCTTTTTTACTTATATCTTTACCACACCTATAGAACCATAGCATCTTTTCTATTGCTCCATTAATATTCATAGGGATTTGAGGATAATAGAGTTGTAAAGCCATAAGAATTTTATCTTCTTCTCCTATAGAGCTATCCTGCATTAACAATTCAAATAGAATTGAAGTCCTAAAGTCACTATTAATTTTATATTCTTTATTATCAATAGTGACTTCTTTAGGTAATAGATCTATTAATATATTCATTATTTTTTAGCACGTCTTTGAGCTCTATTAGGAGAATATTTATTTGCTAATTTTTCAATTTCTTTTTTCTGTTCATTAATCTGTATTACAAATTCCTCTAAAGCCTTAATGCAAGTTATCAAATTAACTTTATTTCCAAATATCTTTTTATCTGTACCTTCTCCAAATACTGTGTTAAAAACGTTAAATATTGCAGTGCATATACTTCTAATTCCTTCAGAGCCATTTATATTAGTTTTTCCCTTTATCACCTCTAAACATTCTATTGCCTTTTCATATTTTTCAGCTACTTCAAGATCATAAATATCAATATCTTCTAATTCAACTCCATTAATTATCATCTCATTACCTCCCTATGCTTTAGGTGTGAAACCTTCTGCAAATGTTTTGTCAGCAACTGTGAATGTTCCTTCAATTGGATCACTTTGTCCTAAGAAACTACCGCTTATTCCAAGTTCTCCATCATTATCATCAAAACTATCGACTGCAATAGCCACCTTAATTTTTCTTGCTCTATAGGTTCCTTCTGCAGTTCCTGGTTTATCTAAATCAACAATTATATACTCAGATTCAGCATCAGCACCTGTTTTTTGCATTTCTCCAATTTCTCTTATATATTCTATGGCTTTATCTGAAACAATTTGATCTGTATTAAATGAAGTTGTCCACTCATATCCAGTAATGCTTTGAGTTGCGCTAGCTTGATTTATATATCTCTTACTTGTTGTTTGAGCACTTGGGCTCTCATTTAACTCTGTAAATCCTGTTCCAAGCAATTCAAAATCTTCTCCAACCTTTATATAGTTGGCCTGTACTTTTCTTTTTCTAATAGCCATTTATATCATTCCTTTCTTTTAAAATATTTCAATCTTAATTGTATTTGATACTGAGCAGTATCTTCTGTCACTGCAAAAGCATATCCAGTACTAGTAACCTTGATTTCTAAAGGCTCTAATCCATTATCCAGTAATGGTAATATATTATTATTATTTTTTTCTTCAACTTCATCAGCAAATTTCTCATAAAATCCGCTATTATCTATATTCTGTAGTACATCAATTCCATAAGGTTCTCTAGATGTAAATATAAAAGCATATTGCCTTATACTGTCTCCATTAACATACTTCTTCACAATAGGCTCTATTGGTACCTCTTCTATGGAATAGGTATCTGGATTTTCTTCTAAATAATTAACATTTACTCTAATAGCATTGTTGAAGGTTTCTAAACATTCAAAAGTTCTTATATAATCTCTTAAAGCTTTTATAATCATTTACTCCTGCCTCCTACGAATTGTGCTATGGCTTTTACTATATCATTTCCTTTATCGCTCCACATACGCTTATCCCAAAACTTACCTCTAAGTCCCCCTAATGAAGTTCCCTGTTTCCCATTACCTTTATTAGTATAGTATTGCCTTTTTGCATACGGAGCATTATATATAACCTTGCTTGTTTTTATCTCAACCATCATATCTTTAAGTCTACCACTTTGAAAAGGAACATAGTTATTCATCCACTTAGCACATTCTT